CCATACTCATCTTTAAGATATATGTAATAATCTCGTGCAACTAATAGAGACGCCCACGCCTTGGCTAGACGCGGTCCAAGGACCGGGCCTAGCAATGCGACCTGAATCGCCAACGGTAATCGATCTGTGGCAGCGGTGAGATCGAAAGAAAAGAGCGCATATGCCTTCTTCGGTACATTCAGCCCCAGTCGGACCCAACCCGTAGGTCGGGAACCAGGACGTCTATTCTCCCTTATAAGAACATCGCGCTCTTTAATCAACGCAATCAGCGGTTTAACCTGATTGTGAGTACCGTCTTGACGGATCTGCCGAAACAGTGCGAACAACGCCTCGTGTAGAGGACGGAGTAACCACTGAGTAAACGGATCCACCATGGCGAAGACTCGGACTTTCCCTGCCGGTTCCACCTTAGTCCCCAGTTTTCCTAATATCTGGCGATAAGCTACGTTAAGTAACTTAACTGGCCATTTCTTCTTAACCGATGCGAACATCTTCGCAATAAGCTTGTCCGAAACGTCCACCACCCGCCCCGTACGGCGCTCAACCCCGATGTTATGGGTTCGAGGGTCGAGAGCCCCGCGGGACCAGGAATCCATATTTCTCAGCAACCAAATATTGTTGGTATCCGTACACCATAGCTTGAACGCTCGTCCAAGTTCCGTGGTCTTAAGGATAGCCATCCAAACTCTGGAAGTCAATAATATAGATTGAGGTGACGTAGAGGCCATCTTGGCTTCTAACGCCACATCAGAAACAACTGGAGCTGACTTACTCAACAACTCTGGCTTCGCTTCTAACAAAGACAGGGCCGGAATAGGTCCCCCCTTCGCAACCTTCTCCACAATAGGAACCTGCGTTCTACCAAGGAACTCTTTCAGACCTTTCCAAAAGATGGGCACGAACTCCGAAAAGTTCGCGACCACTTTAGGATCGGCCGTCGAGGGCTCAATGATAGTACGAAGGTTCAGCTTTCCTTTCATATCGAGAATACGATACAAACAGAAAAGCGATAACCAATAACGAATTATTAGCAAATCACCATTCTGGATCCGCTTACGATGAAGTACAGGAATAACCCGTGGTAAACCACCACGAGTCCGACTGACACGGGCCCCGAAGGGTCCCGTATCGGAAAGTCGTTGGCCGCCCAGAAACTGCTGTAAGAGAGTATGGCACGCTTTGAGATAGACTATCACAAAGCGCATCGATCCTCCCTTATAGAGTCTATGGACGTACGCCAAATATGTAATCGTAACCTTAATCAACGACAAGTTTCTCTTTAAACCGATAACTGGAGGTAACAAAAACAATACCTTCAGCATCGGTCGACCAAGTTTTACCTTGATCAGGCCATTCATAGTAGCACCTAAACCAAGCAATCTCTCTCTAACAGGATTAGTGTCTCTAAATAAGATGCTAAAAGTGTTTTGTTTGAGTGTTTG